CTTCCCTCTTTCCCCCCACCTCTCCCTTCCTGTCTTTTTTTTTTTTTTTTTTTTTTTACCGAACACTGTTCAGTAAGCAGACAAAAGCGTCCGCTGGGTTAATATGAACTAGTCGACTGATCGGTCCTCAGCCAAAATCCCAGCTTCTTGTAACGCGAAACTGCGTGTCCAGATGGTTTGACCCCTGGGCACATAATTTGACACCTTTCCTTCCTATTTTGCAAGGGGACTTACAGGCATAAGTGGATGGAGTACTTTGCTTCCAAACCACAAACACTGCGGTGACCGTGTTTTCTTTTCTTGGGGTTACGCGTCCCCAACTCCCTGCTCTACTTGTAATCGCGAGGGGGAAGTTTCGGTAGTGATGAAGCTACGTAGGCCCCTGAAGGTTTATGCTTCTTGGGTTTCCGTTGCACCACTTGACCGGTTTTCTTCTTCTTCATTCCCGGGCCGTACTTGCCAGCCTGGTTGTTTGCTTTCCTCTTGGTCTTGCTATCATTAGCCATAGCCTTAATCTGAGGTGCAGCAGCTTTAGCAGCCATCGCAGCAACTTGAGCAATCGGGTGTGGTATCATCGAAAGAATCGACGGCGCAATATCTGCAACCGTTCCTAAAATCGTTTTCCACCATTCACCTCCTGGATTGTTTTTAACAAAAGTCGCAAACGGAGCCGCAGCTCTCATCCGTGTATCAAGTTCATAGAACAAAGGATCCCACGGAATTGGGGGTTTCGCTGCTCTAATTTGAACAACGTTTGAAAAAGGTATTGTCATTCCAAAGAACTTGAAACGAACCGTCAAAGTACTTAACGGATTTAAATTTGTGAACATAGCACATACAGAATCACAATTTAAAAAATTGTAAACATTCTGTTGATTACCAACAGGTACTCCTCCGACTATCAAAGTCGTTCTAGCTGGCGTCCAGCAAAGATTTGGTGTTGGCGTGCCTGTATTAAATGATTGCGTTACAACCATAGGTCCACATGGAAAAGGAGATTCTATCTCTCCTTGGAAGTTTACGGGCACTACCGCGTAAATTCCTTCTTTGGCATTCCATTGCATTGATCCCTGGTATCTCAAGAGATCTTGCTGGTTTAAGGGGGCTCCTTTTATGAGCTTACATTGAAACGGCCCATATTGGTCGCCCGCTGCAGTACCAGTTGCAACAATGAAATCAGCAGCAAAGTTATCACACATGTCGTTCTGTGGAACAACAGCAGTGGTTAACATGCCACCTATGTCCAAGAGTGGAGTTGAATTGATTACTTCAATCCCCCACCCACAAACCGCAGTTTTCTCGTTCATCAACTGCGGATCAATGACCATTCCTTGAATCGCATTTGGATTTGGCGGACTCATAGACGCTACTTGAGGAAAATCCTCTCCATTTTGCGAGTAGGTCACGGTCATTGGATAAATGAGACCAACTGGTTGGTCATCATAGGTACCTGTCGTAGATCCATAACAGATACCTGGGGCTACTGGTGCCACTTGTCCGATCGGATAAGTGGAAATACAAACACTGTAAGGTTTTGTAACATCCAGCAACTGTGGTGCTGTGGCGAGCGATATGTCGATCGACCCAACATCATTCCAACAAAAGACGTTCTGTGCATCTTGTGTCGGCATTCCGCAGAATTTTATTTCTTCGTCATGGTAGGGATCATGACGCGCTGTTAATGCGGCCAGCGTTTCGGGTGTTAACACCCGATTATTGAGCAATGTCGACATGACATTGCTTGGTGTGATACGTGACATAGCCATCTTCGAAACAATCATTTCTTCCACCTCCTTCCAGAAGTGCGCTAAAAAAAACAAAATCGCACGATGATGCTTCTGAGCCGCTATAGAACGCGTCCAAAATTTGTGCAGTTAAAGGTCCTGCAACTTGGAACGATCTTATAACGTCCGTTATCTCGCTACTTTTTATAGACCTGAGTAGCGTGGCATATGCACCGAGAAATAAATCCCGGTGTTCTGTTGCGTATGACATCATTGTAAGAACGAAACACTTGGATAGATATGCTTCAAGTGTGTCTTTCTTATCATTTGTATGTACAAACGATGTTGCTAATCGACTAGGATCATAATATGGGTAATATCTACCTCCAATATCATGAAAACGGAATCCTAAAAATTCCATCCTGTCAACAGGGTAATCATAACCTCCGTGTAGGAATTTTAACTTCATTCCCATTCTCCGAAAGAATTTGTGTAGAAAACCATTCTCGACATCTGATTGATTTTCCAATACATATGAAAATTCTTCATCA